GGGATCGATGCACCCACCGGCGCCAGGGCCGAACCCAGCGACAGGCGCATCTCAGTCAGCGTGGCGGTGGCATCCACGATCTGCCCGACGAAGGAGGCCAGCAGCACCTGCTCCGCCTGGGGCGCCACGTCATCGATGGAGGGATCGAAGCTGTAGATCCGCAGCTCGAGCAGCCGCTGCAGGTTCATCGCGTCCTGTGCCGCCTCGAGCAGGGCCGGCAGGGTGGGGATCACCAGGCTGACGGCTGTCTCGTCGCCGCTGTCGCCGGCCGTGATGCCGCCGGTCTCAAACGGCGCAAACTCCCAGTCGTCACCCTCCCAGCTGACGGTCTGGTTGACGTAGTAGCTCTGCCACCACTGATAGCTGTCGGAGTCGTCGAAGATCCGCAGGTAGTGGGCTTGTGCTTCAGCCATCAGCGGATCCCCAGCACACGGCGAGCAGCAGGCGTCCGCACCCGGGAGAGGACACCATCAGCAGTGGTGCGCATTGCGCGCTCAAGGTCTTTGACCGTGACCCATTGCTCACCGTTGGCCTGCATGACGGGGCCGGTGGTGATCGAGATCTGCACGTCACCAGCCGGAGCAGCGCCGCCGCCCTGGAGTACGGCACTGCCGCGCGCGCCGGCGAGGTAGCTGCTGGAGGCTGCCGCCATCTTGCTGGCGGGGATGACGTACTCAGGCTGGCCGCCTTCACCCACCATCGCAACGGTTGGCGACTGCACGAAACCACCTTCGGCGTAGCGAGGAAGGGACAGCCCCGTCGAGCGAGACGTGGTGGAGCTGGTGCTGTTCGGGACGATGCCACCAAGGGAGATCCTTCCGCTGGCCAGGCCGATCTGAGTGACTGCCGAAGCGGTTTGCTCGAGGTTGCCCGCCAGGCGATTTGCCGATCGCGCTGCGGCATCCAACGAGGACGGCATCTGGCGGATGTTGTTAGCTGCAGCTGCAGAGCTCGAAGCGATGGCATCCTGCTGGATCTTCATCTGCACTGCAGAGACGCTGGCGCGTGCTTGTGCAACGGCTGCCTCGTAGGTGGCATCAGCGGCCTTGCCCTTAAACACCGCCACCTGCTTGGCGATGTCGTATTCAGCCAGGCTCTGTTTCACCACTTCGATCTGCGCCGCCAGGGCTTTCTCGTACTGAGCGGTGGCGATGCCTCGCGCCTGGGCTTCAGCCAGCGTCGCTTCAGCCTGGGCCTGCCCAACCTTGGCGCTTTGGATCTTCAGCTGCAAATCCTTCAGCCCTGCAACCTCCTGCGCCTTTGCCATTTCCATCTGAAGACGGGCATTGGCAATGTCGATGTCGGCAATCTGCCGGCTGATGGCCAGCCGTTGGGCATCGGTCTGCGCTTGCCCCAGGCGGATCTGCAGGTTGGTCTTAGCTGCATTATTGATGGCAATCTCGGCAGTGACCCTGGCGTCCATGATTCGCTGCGAGCCAGCAATGGCCTGTTGAGCCTGCGAGATGGTGAAGTTCATCCGGTGGTAACTTGCCTCAGTTTCATCCACCCAGGCTTTCCACTGCGCCTGCTTCTGCTTGGCCTCCTCCTGTTCGTTCTGCAGCTGAATTGTTTCCTGCTTGGCAGCATTGACGGCACCAGCCGCACCCTGCCCAGCGGCCTTGATATCAGAACCAGTGCCAGAAATAATCTGGCCCAAAGTGGTGAAATCCTTTTGCGCTTGAGAGGCAAAGTCTGAAAGGTATTGCCTGGCTTCCTGCACCGCACCAGCGAAATCACCAACCGACAACCGCCCAAGGACACGAGAAAGGGCGCCAACTTGATCAATGGTTGTTTTGACCAGTGCAGCCGTTGCAGTGCCAAAGGCATTGATCCAGCTGAGCACCGTCTGGATCCCAGCTTTGTTCTTGTCGACGTAATCAACGATCGACTTGACAAAGCCTAACGTTCGATCCGTGATGTCAATCAACGTCGGCAGCAATGCATCAGCCAGCGTGATGCCCAATCCATTGGCGGCACCACCCAGCATGATGAGCTTGTCGTTATATTCATCAGCCTTGGCGGCAAACTCAGCCGTCATCTTGGTGCCCAGATTGCTGATTGCTTCTGATCCTTGATTCAACATTGGGATCATGTCGGCGCCAGCCTTGCCGAACAGCTGCAACGCCAGCGCTGTCTTGGTGGCGCCATCAGGCATCGTCTTGAATCGATCAGCCACCTGGAGCATCACCTCATCAACGCCACGCAACCGGCCGCTGGCATTCGTGGCGCTGATGCCCAGCACCTTGAGTGCTCCAGCCGCTGGGCCGCTGCCAGTGGTGGCTGAATCCATCATCCCCTTGCTCAACTTCTGGAGGGCCTTGGCCACTCCATCCACGTCGGTGCCATTGAGCTGTGCCGCCTTGCTGAACTTGGCGAGGGCCTCGACGCTCACCCCGGTCTTCTGACTGAGGTCAAAGAACTTATCACCGGCCTCGATCGCTTTGTTGCCAAGTGCGGCAATGCCCGCCACCGACAGCAATGGGGTGAGCATCCCCATCACGCCAGACAATCCGGCCACGGATCCAGCAAAGCCCTTGAAGCTCGCCTCGGCAGCCTTGACACCACGACCCAGGCCTGAGATGCCCTGCTGCAGGCGCTGGATACCTTCCGCTCCGGTGGTGCGCACCACCAGGGAAAGGATTGATTCCATGGCGACGGCCATTGCTTATGCCTCCTGGCGGTGAAAGGCCTGCAGCGCTGCGGCTTCCATCGTCTGCAGATCCTCCAACAGGCCTCGCGGATCTTCTGATGGGTAGAGGCTAAGCAGCCACTCCAGCACCCGGTAATCGAGGCCGATCAAGCCACGCGGACCGGTGCGCCATTGCGTGCCGAGACGCAGGAACATCTGCACCGCTTCCCAGGCATCAGGGTGCACCTTGAATGGTTCTGATGGTGGCCTATCTGGTAGCTCGATGCCAAACGCTGCAGCATCCTCTTGAATGGCGGTGTCATCGGGTGCGCCGCAGACCCAAAGTTCAGCGGCATCGATCAGGGCTTTTTTTTCCCACCACGCTGGGAGTCATGCCATGCCGTCACGATGGCCGCGGCCACGGCAGGAGTATTGAGCAGCTTGGCCTTGATGGCGTCGCTGTAGGAGATCTCTTCGCCTTCGGCATCGAGGATGCCCGTCCAGCCACAGAGCACCTCATCGGCGATCTTGCGATCATCGATCAGGTCTGGACTTGATTCGCCGGATTGAAGTGCCACTAGCCGCTCTTGCATGGCGGCATAGATCTCGTTCACGCGGTCCTGGGGGAGCCGCTTGAACTCCCCATCAAAGGACATCTTCCGATGCCGGCCGTCCTCTGGCACATCAAAGGGCACCGGCCAGCGGTAGGTGCCGGAGAGATCGAGGACGAAACTCATACGAACACCAGCTCGAGCTCATCGTTGCCGGCATCGGTCGGCACCATGCTGTACGGGATCGACAGCATCTGGATCCCGTCAGAGTCGCCGTACTCGGGAGCCCCGAACTGCGCGCTAGGGATGGTGATGATCACGCTGTTACCGGACGATGGGCCGTGGGTGAGGGTGATCTGGCCCAGGTCGCTGGTGGAGGCGTCCGTAAAGAAGTCGTGATCATCAAGCAGCGGCGCCTCGATCATCAGCGACCCTTCACCGGATCGATCGGTGATCAGCACCTGCTTGGTGCAGCCCACCAGTTCTCTGTAGACCACGTTGTTGCCGAGATCAAACGAGAACTCCTCAAGGCAGGCGCTGCTGAATCCGTTGATCGACAGATCACCAGTGTTGTCCAGCGACATGTAGAACGGCGTCGCCTGGTCCGCATAGGTGGGCGTCGGCAGGCTCACATCGGTGGGTGCCGTGTAGATGCCGGTGAACTCAAACTGCAGCTTTGGGATTTCGCCTACCTTGCCGGCGAGCTTCATGTTGCCGCGGCAGCCGGTGGCGACGTGCTTCTGGCCGTCGGCATGGAATGCCAGCGTGACGCTGGCGATGTCGGCGTTGTCGCTCAGCAGTGAGTAGGTGACGGAAGTATCTTCATCGACAACTTCATCAAAGCCACAGGAGCTGATCAGCTTGCCGAACTTCGGCGCCACGCCAAGGGTGCCAGAGCCGGAGAGTTCTACGCTGAACTCGATCTTTACCCGTTGGCGAATCAGCAGCTGCTTCTTCTTGCCGAAGTACGGCTGGATGATCTTCCGCTCCAGCGCGTCCGATTCCAGCGGGGTGATCTTCAGATCATCCTCCACCAGGATGGCATCAGTGCCGGTGGGTGTGGCGTTGGTGCCGTACGGACTTTCGAGGGCCGCCACGAGCAGCCGCTTGCGGGTTAATCCCATGGGGCAGGGAGATCAGGTGATCGAGGCTAAGAACCCGGCGTATTGGTCAGATCAGTGACAAAGGTGCGATAGCGGACCTGATAAGTGAGCACTGTCCAGAGTGACGTGAGATCAGCCTTGTCGCGTTGCGGATCGACAGCCAGCGGGATGATGTCCATCGCCAGACCGTTGAGGGTGCGATCGGCCATCAGCTTGGAGTGAACATCAACGATGATCGGATCGGCCAGGGTGTCGGGGACGTTGCCGCGGGTGTAGACCGCGACGATCACCTCGAGGGTCCAGTCGATCTTGCAAGTGGTTGAGATGGCCGCTCGATCGGTGCCGGGTTCGATCACCAGGGCCGGCGCTTCGTCTCGAGCAAAGGCCTCGACACGGCTGCGATAGATCCGGCTGTCGACGTCAGCGGTACCGGCGAGGGTGGTGGTGAGAGCGGCGAGGACATCCTCGCGGCGGCTGGCGGTCATGGCTGCATTGCCTCCTCAACGATGTCTCCCACCTCTTGTGTGGTGGAACAGTTGGCAACCCTGGCCAGCTCTGGCTCAAGCTCTTCCCGCACAGCTGTAGCGATCTCGGCAGTATCTACGGGCTGTGCGTTGGTGACGTTATCCACGGTGCCGCCGGTCACCTCCCGAATGGAGGTGCTCCACACCTCGGCACTTATCTCTGCAGCGCTTGGGACCGTGGGAGCGTTGGTGAGGGTGGTGGCCGTGTCGGTCAGCGTCACCCTGGCCAGCGTGCCGCCGGGCGCCAGCCTGCTGCTGACGGTGGCGTCGATCCGGCCCAGTTCGGTGGCAAGCTCCGAGCGCACGGCGGTGGCGTTGGTAGCAGCCGAGGGTGCTGCGCTGTAGCTGCTGGCCGCCAGGC